GAAGACCGTGTGATTGACTTCGTGAGCGACCGCCGTCGCGACATCGCCGGCCGTCTTCCCGGAGACATTCATCCGCCAGCCGAAGACCTCACCGCGATCGAACTTCATCGACGTGTGTCCGGACGGAGCTCCGCCGGCCGTGACGATGATCGGACACGGCTTCGCCCAAGATCGCATCCCGTGCCCGAACCAATACCGAGAGAGAGCGTCTCGCGAGCTCTCCGCCTTTCTCACGGCCGCGATCGACGGTCCCGTGAAGTTGTCTCCGGCCGAAGCCACGAGCCCCACGAGCTCCGTGAGCGTGATCAGAACGCGAACGATCCACTTCATGACAATCCCCCTATGTAGTTCTCGATCGAGTGATCATCCGCCCCACGAAGACGGGATACCGATCGAACTGAATCGACCCAATAACGGAGAGCCGGAAAGAACGTGATCGCTCCCCCCGGAGAGTGATACGCAAGACGGCCGACGGTTCGGTAGATTCGAAGAGCTCGAAGAAGCCACGGAGCCCGAGCGACCGCATCCGATCGGAAGACGTGTCGCCAAGTCATCCCGCCAAGCGTCCGCTCGAAACTCTCCGCGAACTCGCGATCGCCGACGGCCGGCGATCCGAAGACGTGAACGGAGCTCGTCCGTCGCCATCCCGTCGAGTGAAGCCATCGAGCGAAGATCAAAGCTTCGCCGCCGCCCTTCGAGTGTCCGCCGATCTTCAGAAAGCCGTCGACCCCGATCCAAGCCGAGAGAACGACTCCGACTTCCGTCGCCGCCTTCTCGACGCCAGTCGCGAAGCCGTCGTGAACCCGGCCGACGATCCCGATCGATGTCCGGAGCTTCACGCTCGCGTCGCGGAAGAGATCGATCACCGCTCCGGCTCCGATCTCCGTTCCCCGGAACGTCGTGAAGACGTCCGATCCAAATCTAGCGACGAGACACTCCGTCGAGCCGGCGTCGATCAATGTCGCGTCATCGGCTCCGATCGCTCTCGCCGCGTCCGGAGCTTCATCGGCTCCCGCGTATGCGATGTCTGAGAGTTCCGCGAGTCGTCGAGCGTCCGCCCGGTCGAAGCTAGTCATCGTCTCCTCCGTCTGAGCCGCCGCCCGGCTTCTTCTTCCACTCGCCGCACATCCCCGAAACAAGAACGACCGGCGACTCCGCGATCGCCGTTCCGTGTTTCCGGAAGTTCGGCCGGAACCGAAGACACCGTCCGCGATCGTCGTCGGTCGGTTTGAAGTGTTTGCAGTTCCCGCACTGATTCTGATCGTCTGGCATTATCCCCCGCCTTTCTCAAGAGCCGAGATCCGCCGCTCGTGATCCGAGAGCGTCGCCGTATCGCGTCGCTCTCTATCGTCGTCGGCTTTCATCCGTTCCATGATCAAACCGATATCCCGCTGATCGGTCCGCATCTTCGAGAGCTCCGTCTTGAGCTCTTGAACCGTCACGTTCATATGCTTGAGCTCAAGCTGAAGAGCGACCGTCGTCTTCGTGTTCGTCGACACTGTTGAGCCGACCCAGCCGCAAGCCGTTAAGATAATCAGCATGATCACGGCCGCGACAATCTTCTCGATCGTGAGCACTGGACGCGACTCCGTTCGCTTCGAGAGCGTTTCCAAAATGTCGGCGATCCGGTCGTCTTGTTCTGACATTATCCGCCGGCCTTTCTCCAAGTGTCCGAGATGTCGGCCTTCTCAGATTCGAACGCCGGACCCATAAACGGACGAGCTTCCATCCGATGCGTGAACTTCTTCTTCTTGCCTTTGACGATGTCGACGAACGACACCATCCCGCCTTCTTCGAGTGTCCTAAGAATCTTCGGCCCGCCGTATCGTGTCGCCCGAACGATCGGCCCGATCACGACCGACTCTTTCACGCTGTCGACCGCGTACTTGATCCCCTTTGGTAGAAACTTCGTGTGCGTTCTTGGTGGTTCGCCGGGAGCCGATCGAGTCTTCTTCTTCCCGCCCGGCTTGATCGATCGCTTTGCTCTCGTGTGCGTGAACGCTCCGAACTTGAAGAGAAATCGCCGTTTGATCGGATCGATCTTGTCGGTCACTTTCGACACGTTGAAGAACGACTTTGTCGCTCTCATGCCGATTCCGATCGAGTGTCGAGCGAACTCGCTCATGCGGAGAACCCCCGGTACTCGATCCGGACGACAGAGAGAGCGACGTGCTTTCGGAAGAGCTCCGGAACGAAGAGAGTCACGGAGAGCTTTCGAAACGCCAGAACTTCGCCGCCGGCGAGAGTCAGCCGCTTGTTCGCTTTCTTACGGAGCTCCGCGATCACTTCTTCGACCGTGAGCATCTGAGTCTCGATGTCGGTTGTCTCCGCATCGGCTCCCGTGAGTTTCCGACCGATTCCGACTTCGATCACGTTGTCTTCGTTGTCGGAGTTTCGATCGGCTCGCGTGAGATTCTGACCGGCCGGGAAGACGAGCCCTTTCGGAGCCGGAAGATCGTTCGGCTCGAATTCCGGAACGAACGTCCGCGAGAAGTCGCCGATCGCTTCCGTGATCGTCGCCGCGTTGATCAGAAGAACAACCGCGTCCGCCGCCGCTATCGTGTCTTGCAAAGCCATCGACTAAGCCCCCGCTGTTGTTGTCGTGACTTTCTCCGTCTCCGAAGTATGGATCCGGAGAACGAGTCCGCCTTTGTCCCACCATCGAGAGCTCTCGCCGGCGAGCTCGATCGTCGTGAACTCTCGCGTGTAATCCGCGACCGTCTCGACGATCAAATCTCCCCGCTTCGGCTTCTCGCCGGCTCCGGCGATCGCTTCGAATTCGCTTCGAGCGACAAGATAATCCCGCACCTTGAGCCGAACCGTTTGTCCTTCGTCGTTTTGCGTTTCAACAATCGTATCCGCCGGAACGGCCGTGAGAGCCGTCGGCCCGCCGACGCCCGGCCGCTCGATCGTGACAGAGACACCGGAGACGGCTTTCATCGATTGCCAAGCGACCGCTGTCGCGTTTGCCTGAACCGTCATCGAGTCCCCTTCCGAAACTAACAGAGCCCGGCCGGGACACACCCGGCCGGGACACTGCAAGACAAGCCAGCCGCCGCAAAGCTACAAGATCACGGCTTCCGTCGCCGTGAGCGAGTCGGTCGTGATGATCGGAACTTCGAACGCCGACGTTGGGAACGGAGCCGGAGCTCCGGTCGTCGTCGTCGCCGTCCGAGACTGCTGAAGTTGCTTCCGAGACGTCCGAGTCATCGCGAGGATATTCGGACCCCTATTCGCCGGATACAACGCCAAAAGCTCCGCGATCTTGTCGTCGTCGAGAGTCGCCGTCGCGTCTATATTGCAAATCCGACCCACGGAGAACGCCCCGCCGATCTGAACTCCGAGCCACGCGAAGATGGGCGTAGCGTAAACCGGATAACGGCCGGTCGCTCCGTCGATAAATTGTGTCACCGTTTCATCGATCTTGATCTGTCCGTCCATGCCAGAGATCAGAGCCATATCTCGAAGATCGGACCCGGTCCGGATTCCCCAGATCGAAGTCTGAACATTCGCCGCGACTCCGCCGCCGTCGTGAACCATCGCATCCGCGAGACCGTCGAGCCCGGCATTGTCCCCGAGTCCCGCGAAGCCGTTCGCGTCGAATCCGGTTCCGCCGAAGATCGTCTGTTCCGCGTGAGAGAATCCGGCTTTGAGATGTCGGAGCCCTTCGCGAGCGATGTAAGCCGCCGCCCCGAATCGATACTGATCCGCCAACGCCTTATCGACGACGAACGAGCAATCCAAGAGCTTCAGAGTGACCGTGATCTCAGTGTCGACACTGTGATCGTTTTCACGGCCGTCGTTCACCGGACGGAATCCGACGGTCGGAGCTCCCGTTTGTTTGAGGTACTTGTGAGTGTCTCCGTCCGTCGGTTCGGCCGCGAGAGCCGCCAAGACCGGAGCCTCATCGAGAAGATCGGAAATGCCCAAGTCGAGAACGTTCTTGTCGTTCACCTGAGCCAGTTCCACGAGTCCAAGAAAATCATCAGCCATGATCGTGTTCCTTTGAAGGAGTTCGCTTTGTCAAGAATTAAGATCGACTGCGGATCGCCGCGAGCCGCTTCGCTTAGTTGCTTTCGACGCTCGCCGGAGTTTGTCCGTTGATCCGGACAAGCGACTGGAAGCCGGCGACGCTCTTCGGTTGTCGCGTGTTGACTTTCCCGCCCGTGAAAGTTTCGGCCGGCTTGTCTTCGCCGCGACTCTCTCCGACTCCGAGCTTCTTCTCTTTCTTGAGTCGATCGAACTCACCCGAGAGAGCGTCTTCGAACGACGTCCCTTCGAGAAAGAAAGCCGTCCCTTTCTCCGCTCCGAACTTCTCGACGTACTTCGCGAGATCAGCCTTCGAGAACGTCTCCGCCGGCTTCGCTTCCGGCTTCTTCTCGTCCGGCTTGCTGAGTTCCGTTTCCTTGCTCTCGTCGACGGTCGACGCTTCGTCGGTCGTCTTGTTTTCGAGAGCGTCGTCCGTCTTTTTCGACATCGGTTCTTCCCTTTCAATGAGTGACAAAGCGAGCCCCCGAGAGTCGAGAAATCGCGACAGAAAGCCCCGGAACCGTTCCGGCGAAAGCCCGCCGGCATCTTCCGGTAGTTCTTCAGAAAGCCCGAGAGCGTACGCAAGAACGCCGTCGGCTTGTTTCAAGATGTCCGCCGTCGGCCCGATATGGAACAAGCCGGACGGATTCGCCGCTGGCGTGTCCACGAAGTCGGCTCCGTGAAGAGCCGCAAGTCGAACGTGTGCGAAGTTCTCGACGTTGTCGGAGTCCGGCGACACGAAGTGTCCGCGAGTGTCGTCGTCTTCGAACTCTTCGTTGTCGTGGACGAACTGAGCCTCGGCCGGGAAGTCGTGATCGAAGACGATCGACATCCCGAACGCCTCCGGATCGTCGTCCGCCAGAGCGAGAACGTATCCGCCGCGATCGCCTTCGCCGCCGGGATTCTCGCCGCGTGATGTCGGCGAGAAATGAACATCGCCGAAGACTTGATCTCCGTCCCGGCTCAAGTTCTTCGCTCGTCCGAGATACGATCCGAGACCGTCTCCGCTCATGCTTGGATGGGTAAACCGAACCTTGAGACCCGTCTCCGTGTTCCCGAGCTCCGCGACTTGATCGAGAGCGACGTCGTCGATCCAAAAGTCATGCCCGAGAGCTTCGCCCTTCGCGATCAGACTCGCCCCGCGAATGATCCCCGCACCTTGAGAGCCGCCCTCCGGATCGATCGTTCGTTCGTCGGCGAGCTCGTCGGCCGTCGGCCGGCCGGCGAATCCGCGTCGAATGATTCTGTCGCGACACGGCTTCTTCGTGATCACGTTCAAGAGAGTCGGCTTCGGCATTGCTTCGCCTTTCAATCGGGATCGACATCGACGACCGACTTAGATCGCGGATCGGTCTCTTTCTCGATGTCTCGTTCTTCGTTTGGGTCAACTGGCGGAGTCTCCATCGTCACGGAGATTCCGAGCTCTTCTATGATCTTCTCTTCCTTCGCGAGTTGCTTCGCGACGTTCTCTTCCCAATCGTCACCGAAGCGAGCCGCCCGAACTTCCGTCCGTGTCGTCAGAGCTCCCTTGATCGCGTCGACGTCGCCGCGAACGTCGCGAGGATCGAACCACGGAACGCCGGCCGGGATGTACTTGAACTTCACGTCGTCGAACGTCTCGACTGATCGCGGTAGAACGATGTCGCCGTCTTCGATCGCGAGTCGGAGCCGCCAGAGCGTGAGCCGTCTCAAAAGCTGTTGAACGTCGGACCGCTTGTCCCGGCACGATTGGAGATACAAAGTCAGAGCCGCTTTGTTCCCGAAGAAGTTTCCGACCGCTTCATCGAAGAAAGAATATGGCAAGTCCAACGACTTCAGAGCTACCTTGATCATCATTGCCGAGAACGCCTGAAACTCCGGAGCCGGAGTCTTGTTTTCTAAGAACTTCGCGTCTTCCCCCGGATTCATATCCAGAAGCCAGTTCTTCGTCCCGAGCGACGTCGAATATCGATCGTTCGTCCCGTCGCCGGACGTGTCTTCGCCGGTCCGCTTTCCGAATCCCTGCTCTTCGACGTCTCGCGTGAAGACGATCCCGAACAACTGAGCGACCTTCGCTCTCGCGTGAGCGTAGTCGAAGCCTTCGTACGTGTCCTGAAATCGGTTCAAGCTGGCGACGACCGGAGAGAAGCCGCGAATCTGATCGACTCGATCGAAGAAGCCGTGACTGATCACGTTCCGAGCTTGAGCCCACTTCGAGAAGTCGAGTCCGCCGCCCCGGTTCCGTCCGTGTATTGCGTATCGCTTCGGCCGGCCGTCCGCCGTTGTCTCGACGCCGTTGAATGTTCGCTCTTTGTCGAAGTCGCCGGCTCCGCTTCTTCGATAGGAATCCGGAGTCTTCACGCGATCGCCTTCGAGTGATTGAACTCGACCGCTTCCGAGCTTCATGAAGAAGTGATCGCCGACGGAGCATCTTCCGAGCTCCGCGAGCCGGATCGACTTCTGCATTGAATGACGACCGTCGACCGTGAAGTTCTCCGGCCGACTCCACCATTCCACGAAGCCTTCGACGTCGCGATCGAACGACTCGATCCCGGTCGACATCTTGAACGAGTGAAGAGCCACGAAGTCGAGATGCTTCCGGATCATCCACGCAGCCGTTTCGAAATTCCGAGCGACGTTCCGACTCGTGATCGCGACTTTCTTCCGCTTGCGATCCGGGATCTCGTCGTCGAGCGATCGAACTTGTCCGGAAGCGACTCGACGCTTTCCCGTCTGATCGACCGCGTCGACTCCGCCGCCGGACACGGTCCCGCCTTCATTGTTCCAATCGATCGAGAACATCGATCCGATTTTCTGCCGAAGTGTCGCCATATTCAGAACGCTCCCAGATCGGCTTGGAATGCTGGCGGACGCGATCCGCGAAGAGTGTCGTCCGACTCGATCAGCCGACGCCGTTCCGCTCGAAGAGCGTCGAAGTCGTGGACGACGGTCGTTCCGTCGTTCTTGAACGACTTCACGCCGGACCGAAGGATCGCGTTGATCTCTCCGATTCTCGTCGTATTATCTGCCATCGGCCGGTCCATAAAAAAAGCGGATCGAGAAGCCGGAGCCCCCCGATCCGCTTGAACGGTCAAAGCCGAAGCGAACGGAATTCCACTCGCTCCGGCCGGGAGAGTGACCGGCGAAGCGACGGATGTCGCCCGGCTCAAATCTGCCGGTCGACTCAATTGAACACAAAGCCCGCGAAGTTGAGAACCCCCCAAGTCGGCACGTCCGACTACTCGTCCGAGTCGTCTCCCCCCATCCGATACTCCCGCGTCATGATCTTACGACCGCAATCCAGACACTCAGTCGGCCGAAAGACGACCCGATCGTACTCGTGATTGAACTTCTGATGTCTCCGAACTCCGGTCCGAATGATCCGTGTTCTCCCCTTGAACGGCTTCCGCTTCGGCGAGCCGCACTCCGGACACTGGATCGGAATCCAGTCGGCCGGAGAGTAGTCGACCGCGTGTCCTGTCCCTTTCGGCTCTTCGAGCTCTTCGGCCGGCTTCGCCGCCGGCTCCGGCCGCTCCCTGATTCCGAACGCCGGCTCTTCGTCCGGCTTCTCTTTCTTCTTCCGAGTCGCTTTCTTCCGAGTCGCTTTCTTCGCCATCGGCTCCCCCTCACATATTAAAGACACGCCGGCTCGCCGGCCGGCTTCTGATCGCGTCCGTCTCGTCGGTCGCGAGCGAACATCCCATAACGGAACCGGCGACCGCCGCTCCCGCGATACAGTCGAGAAAATGGTTGTCTGGCTTCGAGCTCTTGTTCTTCCACTCGTCGACGACTCGACCGATCGACGACTGAACCCGGACCCGATATTCGGCCGTGAGATGTTCTGCGAGCATCCGATGGGAATCGGCTTCCCGGCCGAAGAGCGAGAGCGAGCCATCGTCTCCGAGCTCGATCAACAGCCGATCGTGGACAAAGCTCTTCCAGTAGTTCGTGTCGAAGAGAATGTGATTCACTCGCTCGATCGTCGAGCTCTTCCAATAGTGACCGACCCGCTCGCCTTTCTTCCGTTGATACTCCTGAACCGGTCGCGAGCTCGCTCCGACGTATCGGCCGTGAACCGGAACGACGGCCGGCGATCGAAGCCGGCGACAGAAGTCGCGGACGCTTCCCGTTTGCCAGTTCGCGTCAATGCAGATCAAGTTCGGAAACATCGCGACTTCGTCGTTCTCGCGAACGTAGTCGCGACCGTTGAGAAACTTCACGAGATCGCCAAGCCCGGCCGTGATCGATCCTTCGCGACCGGCTTTCGGATACTGTCGAGCGAGCGTCTTCGTGACGTCGTTCAATTGATAATAACGCCGATTCTGATCCGGCCATGTGCCGTAATCGATCACGCTTCCCGTGAAGTCGTTCCGCCATCCGATCAGAGCATAGAAGAGAGCCCGAGCTTGAACGTCGATGAAGCCGGTCACGTACTCCGCTCCGGAGATCACTTCGAGTTGATCGAGTCCGCTCGTTCGATTGCTGATCTCTCCGACCGACATCAGCCGCAGATCGACGTCGGTCGACTCACGCGGATCGTTTTGGAACTCAGACCAGAAAGCCGACTCGTCGTTCGCTTTCTTGTTCATCGCGTGCTGGATCGCGGATATCTCATCTTCTTCGAATCGATCGGCCCAAGAGACGACCGCTCCCGCATCCATCGCTTTTCGGTTCTCTTGATAGAACTGAGTCGCTTCGCGGATGTCGCCGTGCTCGCGAAGTGAGTCGGCTCGAATCTCTTTGTAAGCGTCCCACAAGTCGAGCCGATCCGGAAACGACTTGACGAACGGAATTCGAACGCCGTTCCACTCCGGATGAATGTTTCGATCGAGAATCCGATCCGCCATCGATCCTTCGTTGATCACGGTACACGGCATCACGGCCGCGATCTTCTTCGCCGGTCCGGCGAGCCCGAGGATCGCTCCGGCGACCGTCTTCTCTCTACTGGCGACCTGAGCCGGCGAAGAAGCCGACTCGTCGGTCTCCGCATCGTCGACGATCGCGAAGTCCGGCCGAACCGTCTTCCCGTTCGGGAGCTTCGACTTCGCTCCCCGGATCGCTCCCGTGATTCCGCACACCTTGAGAATTCCGCCGGCCGCTCCGCCGTTCTTTCCGCCGACGATCCACGGCAGGTTTATCTCGTTCGCTCCGAGCTTGAGAAGAACCCGCTTCCCGTCGCTCAAGAGCCGTCGAGTCGTGATCCCTTCGAGCCGTTGAATCGGTATGCAGACTTCCGGAAAGTCGGCCGCGAGCTCGTCGTTCGTTTCGAGCTCGATCTTGATCGACTTCAAGAGATCAGCCGCGAGCGGTTCCGTCGCTCCGATCAAGAACACGAAGCGTCGATGCCCGAAAAGCAAACTCCACAAAGCCGCCGCTTCCGTGATCGAAGTTTTTCCGGTTCCGCGTGCGAGAGCCAGAGCGAAGAGCCCGCCCTTCAAGACGGCCGTCTCGATCTTCTTGATCACGAGAAGATGATCCGGAGACCATCCGAGATCGAACGTCGGCCCGAGATAGACTTCACAGAAACGCCGAAGCGATCGACGACATCCCCCGCGACGCCGGCCGTTCTTCGGCTTCGGAATCCTGCCCAAGTCTCGATGGCTCGCCGACGCTTGCCGATTCTTTTCGGCCTGCCACGCTTTCCGCTTTGCGTACGCTTCCGGCGACTCGCTCCGAGTCTTCTTCTTCTTTCTCTCCGCTGTTGCTGTCGACATCCCTTCCCCGCTTTCGGTGTAAACACCGCTCGTCCGTGATCGCCGGTTCTCCACTCCGACGAGTCTTCCGCCGCTTAGAACAGAACGCCTTGAGCGAGCCGTCTCCGGATCACTTCGCAGTACTCGATACTCGCCTCGATCCCGATTCCACGACGGCCGTGATCCTTCGCCGCTCGAAGCGTCGTCCCCGAGCCGGCGAACGGATCGAGAATCGTCTGCCAGTCTTCCCGCGTGTTGAGGATCATCTCGCAAAGCCGGACCGGTTTCTCCGTGAGGTGAAGTTTCTCCGCTCCGACGACTCGACATCGAGCGAGCCGCGAGTCGATCGGATCGGCTTCGGCCGTCTTGTCTCGATCGTCGTCCGTGAGCTCGAAGAAGCCGGCCTGCACGATCCCCGGAGCTTCCGCACCTTGAGAGAGTGAGCCGGCCGACGCTCCGACCACGTATTCGCACTGAGCCCGAAACCATCCTTTGTTCGGCCGACACATCGACGTCTTGTCCCACGGAACAAGAGCTCGATAAACCCAGCCGCCGACCTGAACCGCGTCGATCACACACGGGAGATTCCGCCAGTCGATGAAGCAAAGCAAACAACCGCCCGGCCGTGTCCGCCAGAGACACGCCGCCATCCAATCCGAACACCAGAGAGTAAAGCTCCGCTGGTCGCGATTGTCTCCGGAGAACTCCGGATCGACTTTGTCGACGTTCGTCATTCGATACTTCGAGCCCGGATCGAGATTCCTATCGGATCGCATCGCTCCGCCGGACGAGTACGGAGGATCAGTCAAAGTCAGATCGAATTGAATCGCGTCCCCGAGCTCCGCGAGCACTTCACGCGAATCGCCGTGAAAGAGCGTCTGCCGATCCTTGCAGCCGCAGTTCTTCCCGTCCCACTTTCCGCATCGATAACACTCAAGCATCTCGCCCCCCGTTCTTCCGGAGCCAGTCGATCCGAGCCGGCCCGATGATCTCGACAAAGTATCTCGACTTGCAATCACACGGCTTGAGCTTTTCGGCTCCGTGTAGAATCTGGAACGACTCATCACCGCACCGACGACAGAAGAAGAGTCGAGCTCCATGAATGTTCTTCCGCCCGAGCCGATCGACGATCGCCGGCCGCTCGTCTTCGTCGAACTCGCCCCACTCGACGCCCCCGCAAGACTCACACGGAACCGACGGAACCCGGCCGGCCGGCATTGCTCGAAGCCGACGACACTCCCCGCCGTCGGTCTCGAAGCAATTCCGACAGAAGAAAAACCGCGTCGTCTTCGTTTGAATCTCCATCGCGTTTTTCGCTCTCTCTCGTCCGTTCTCCGCTTGCGGAGTATTCATCGCGACCGACGTCGAAACGTCTCACGCGATCCCCTGAGTCGGTTTCCTGTCGAATCCGACCCGCTCAATCACTCTACTGAGTCGTGCTTTTCGGC